CAGTTCAAGCTGTTCAATGGCTGTCATACCTGTGCGTGTCACTGCGTTCTTGGGTGACTTCATAGGGAATGAGAAGACTGTAGTGCTGTCGGGTTTCATTACGTCTGGCTCACTAGGTATGCCCTGTGAAATCAAGAACTGTGTCAATGGGTCTTTGTTGTCACCACGGACAGTGCGAATGTAATATGGATTGTGTCTAGCATGAATACCAGAGGCACTATCCACAAGCTGTGATACTGTACCACTAGGCTTGACACAGGTAATAGCAGCAGACTGTTGAATACCAAGTTCCCACGCCATAGCTGCGTTAGCTTCAATGGCAGTAACACGTAGCATCTCAAGTGTATCGGCTACCTCTTTACCTTTATGCAATGCAGCACAGTCCATGATGCCTGTCAGTGATACACCAAGCAAGCGTTCTTCCTCTGTATTATTCTTCCAAATCTTACGCAGATAACGGAAGTTTGTTAGCGTAGCTTGGAATGTACCAAGAATAGTAGCAAGCCGTACCTTCTCTTTCAAGGACACAAGCGTATCTGTTTCACGTGCAACTACCTCAGACAAGTTACAGAACTGGTATGGACGAAGGATAATTTCAGAGCAAGGGTTACAACCAAAGTCCTGTTCAGCATCACGCCTACCATTCTTGGCTGCTTGCTTCTTGGATGATTCACGATTGAAGATACCACGTTCACCTGACTTGCTATCATACAGAGACAACCATTCACGCATGAATGTACCCATCTCAGGCTTCTGCTTGTACGCTACAGAGTTATTAGCCAATGCACGTTGACCTTCATTCTCCCACCACTTACCTGACTTGGCGTGTGCCATCTGGTCATCATTAAGATTAGACAAACTGATAAGGGCTGAACGGCGTACACCGCCAACGACTACCACCTCACCAATCTTACACATGATGTCGTGACATTCAATTGGGTACAGTCTACGACCTGCTGCACCCTTGAACTTCTCAATGCAGAAGTCAAACAATTCAATCAAAGGCTGTGGCCCTGATGCACGTCCACCAAATGTCTTCAGTCTTGCACCTGCTGGACGTACCTCTGATACGTCAAACTTAGGAACCTGACCAGAGTAAAGCATAGCAATCAGTTCCTTCAGTGACTTGGCCCAACCCGGACGACTGTCACCTACCTTGATTACTGTGTCTGTGTTATGAAACTCTTCATTCACAATAGGCAGCTTCTCAATGTTGTGACGTTCAACGCTAAAGCCAACACCTGTGCCACACATAAGGATGTACATAGTCTCATCAAAGGCACGTGGGCTATCCACAGGTACATATGAACAGTTGTATCCACCTACGTGGCAACGGTCTAATGCTGGCCCAGCAGTCATCAATGCCCTCATACTAGGCATGATAGACTGATTGAGTACAGCTTCTTCCAGTTCAGACCTTAGTGAATCTGGTAGCTTATAGCCATTGTTAGTAGACAAATGGTTAGCCATATAATCAAAGTATCGCTTGACAGTTTCACCCCATGTCTCCCTTCGTTGTTCATCTTCTTTCCACCTTGCATAGCGTGACAGTGCTATGAAGTTCTGGTAGTCTGTAGGTAATGTATTACTAATCATCTCTTTACTCCGTAATCGTTCTTATGTTTCTAATGTTAGCACCTTCAATATCATAAAAGTATTCTTGGATGCCTTCTTCTAATTCCTCGCCCACCTGCCCATCAGCAGGGACGGGATACTCTTCATCGTCAATATCAATGGTGATGAACATCTTAACTCGCATCTGCCATTACCTCTTCAATCAACTTATCTAGATACCATCTGGCCTTCTCTAAATCCTCTACAGGTTTATCCTTGTAGTCAAATCGCCACAAGTACTTCAGTATATTACCTTGCAGATAATATTTGAAGCCATCACCAGTAGCTGCAGAGATAGCATGAATACATTCAATACCTGTTTGATTGTAATGCGGTGGACTGTTGACCATATCAACAACATTATCACTTTGTTTATTTGCTTGTGCCATACGTAACTCCTCTTGAAACATTAGTGTTTTCATATAGTCTTCATGTCTACTCATGCTGAACCCTTTGTTCTGGTGTTAAAGTGAAGATGTACTACATTACCATCATAGGTTTTTTCTACACCCATTTCTTCCTCTAGTTCTACATCAATATCCATCTCGTTGTCAATAACTTTTGTGACATACTCGTGAACAATATTGCGCAGTTCTTCCACTTCTTCCATCACAGGAACGGCTGCACACATCATCTTAGCAAAGTGCATGACCTGCCAGTAGTCTTCATCATCCATAGGATTCTCAGGCATAGCCATTATAGATATGTCAACTTCACCTGACCACTTTCCATCGTTATCAGCGAATGGTCTGACACGTATAAGGAAGTCCTCATTCTGTATTTCTTTAGATAGTTTGTCCATTATATTCATACTCATCTCCTTTTTACTTTCGTGCCGCCAAACTTAATAAACTTTGGATGCTTGTTTTTGCCCTTCTCCTTCAACCAATCTTCGGGTATAATCCGGTCATAATATCGGAAGCCATGTTTAATACACCATTCACCGTAGGTAGACTTAGCACCCTTACGTAGTTTGCGTCTGCTACTTTCAAACACAAAACGAATATCCAATTTGGGATGCTGCTTTTGTATAGCTAGATGCTTGCGTCTATCTGCTGCCGTGAACATACCTTTTGTTTCAATGATGATGCCGTTGGACAGCACGAAGTCTGGTGTGTAGGTTCTGTAGGCAAGGTCTTCCCACTCAATCTTAACTTGCTCATATAGGAAGTCTACTTTGAGTTCTGTTAGGTAGTCGGATACCTTGAGTTCCAGACCGCTACGATATCCATACTTTCGTGCTGCCCTAAATTGTTTTGCGTTAGGCAATGTCACGCCATTGAATAAATGGATTGCGGTAGCCTAAAGCCTGTAGTTCTTCGCGCAAGACTTTATCTGCTTCATTACGCGCTGATATCGCCGCACGTAGACCTGCAGTCTTCCGTTCACGATACTCCTTCCGAAGTTCCGCAAGGTGCAGTTCCGCTTCCTTGATTTGCTCTGCGAGTTCATTAAGTTCAATCTCCATTCATATACTCCTTTGCTAGTTCAACATATGCCACAATGGGCGGGTTCTTTGCTTGTGACTTTACAGCAGGTAACTCAGTAAGATTATCCCAGCAATCAAAGCGATAGCTGCAAAATTTACATCCGTCATTAAGGACTTTATTACCTGTGGGCTTGCCACGAAAAGTCTCAGGCACTGGTTCAAAACATCTTTCAAACTTGTTCTCCTTTACTGTTTCCACAGTCTTTTTGATTTTAGCAACTTCTGCATCAATGTCAATATCTTTTGCTGGCACATATTTAAATTTACCATTAGCTTTATTAACTACCCACCAGCCACCAGCTTTCTTGCCGGATGCTTTAGCGTATCCAGCTAACTGAGCCACATACCCGAAGCCATCACCGTTGGCAAGACTATGGAAGGTGTCGAATTTATTTCTGTATGACCAGTCTGAAGCTGATTTAATATCATCAACTGCACCATCAATGATGAGGTCATAAGAACCAGAAACGCTATCGTCACCAAGGTCAAGAGAAACTTTATCCGTGTCTTCATACTTCACTCCTGCTTCTGTTAGTAAGGCTTTGAAGACAGCTTCAACGATGTCTCCAATCATCATGTTCATTACAAATGTGGTAGGTAAGGGTAATGCAACTTCTGGTTTGTTTTTGTCATACCAAAGCTGGCAGGTAGGACGACCTACATTAGACATTCGTAATGTAAAGTCATCCTTTCTGCTCCTACCCTCACCAAACTGACGTGCAGCAGCAGCCATTACATCCAAGCCAATCTGTTTGATTGTTGCGGATGATATAGTTGTTTTGCCGTTTACAGCATTTTCAAGATACTGATGCACAGCCAGTTCAGCAGGGTGATTCATTATGCTACCTCTTCTTCAATTTCAATGTCTACAAGATCGTCAAGAACTTCAGCATCACCATCTTCTAGCTTTGAGTTTACCTTCTCTGACCATGCATTGATAACATAGTTATTGTAGTTGTCAATCCATGCCATGAAGTCAGCAAACAATACGTGGTCATCTTGTGTAACCTCAAGTGTTTTGGTTACATCCAGCGATACCACAGGAATAAAGAAGCTGTTACCGTTTGGCATCTTACGCTCGTTGGTATTTGCTGTAAATTGGTGCATAGGCGGAAGACGTTCCATCTTAGCAAGTTTTACAAACACGTCACCGACAAGTTTGAATGCATCACGATTGTCAATCTCCCAAATAAACGGGGTGGCTTCTAGTTCTACTGGCTCACCTTTTTCATTGCGAGGGTCAACCAATTCAACTGAACCAAGTACAACACGTACACGTTTAATCTGCTTGATTAAGTCTTGCATTTTCTCAGGCAATGCCTTGAAGTCTTGGATGTAACCAGCAGGTTTGCCACAGTTAAACCCACCATCATTATCCTTCAGGTCAGATTCCATCTTGGCATCATCAGTCATAAGAGACTTGATGAACCTATTTGGTGAATTAGCACCGCCCATAACGAAACGCTTGTACATGAAACGCTGTAGGAACGCACGAATCTTTACAGAAGATGCGTAGTAGGTTGGTCCATCTGGAATCTCCAGTTTGTATGTACCACCCTCAATTACTTCCATGTTTACATTTTTTCCGTTTACTTCTGCTGTACCCATTACTGGCGTATGGTTAATGCGCAGACGTGCAAGGGAACTGCTTTTAGTTTTACCCCCGCTTTCCTTTGCAATACCCATAGCTTTTGCCATGACTGCATAGTTGTTTTGGTCAATCGTTGTAAGTTCTGTCATATGTATTACTCCTTTCTGAGTGAATGAGGCATAGTTATATCACGCTACGTCTTTCGTGTCAAGCCAATTCGGACCAATTTTTGCTTCTAAAAGTAGCGGCACATTGAAATTAACACCCCAACGTGCAGCTATAAGTTGTGGTAGTGCATTATTAGTTTCGTCTATCACATTGATTACCTGTTGTTCTTCGTCAGGATGAACGTCAATGACGATGCTGTCATGCACGGTGTTCACTATACAAGATTTTTTATCTTTTAGCAATTCATCTATGTGTAGTAAGGCTATTGGCACAATGTCTGCTGTTGCAAACGATTGCACAGGATAGTTCTTTATCTGTGTAAAGTGACTTACACGCCCACTAGCTTTACGCACCACATCTGGAAACGCAAACTCTCTGCCACTAGGCGTAGTAATCTTTTGTGTCTCTATAGCTTCTTTAGCCAGTCGGGAATGCCATTCTGCGACTCCCCTGTACTTTTCTGTGAAGTGAGTGTAGTACTCTGCTTCCGCTTTTGTTCTGCCAAAGCCTGTTGCTCCGTAGAGTGGCGCGAATGTATGTGCTTTCGCATCCTGTCTACTCGTAGGCTGACCAGCATCACTAATAACTTTAGCGGTGTATGCGTGTACATCAAATCCAGTAGATACTTCTTCAATGGCAACCTCATCTTGTGATAGGTAGGCAGCAGCGCGGAACTCCAACTGTGCGAAGTCAGCTTCCATAACCTTGCCGCCTTCAAATCGTGACACAAATACTTTCTTTACAGGAAACGTGCCGCCACGTGGCATGTTCTGCATATTCGGGTCAGCACCAGACAAACGACCAGTCGCAGTACGGTGTTGAAGGAGACGCACATGAAGGAACCCATCCTGCTTGGTGTGTGTCTTGATGCCTTCCACGAATGATGACAGATACGTGTCTACAGCACTTAGCCTACGTACTTTGTGTAGGAAGTCTGCCGCATCTGGCATACCCTTACTACGTGCAGCACCCTCTAGTATTTCTAGATTTACCTTGCTCGTAGTAAAGCCATTAGCACTTGCCCACTTTGGTGACGGTGGCTTGAACTTGAAGCCAGCAAGTGTATCTGTTGGTTTGAATAGGAAACCTTCGGTATTACAAGTCAGGCATCTACTTGGCTTGGCAAAAGGCTCACCATTCTTCTTTGTCTTACGTATATAACCAGAGCCACCACAGTCTGTGCATTGTTCAGCAACAGTGCGGTACATGCGTTGAGTGCGTGTCAAGATTAACTGATTGAACTCTGTCTCTGGCATGTATGGGTCAATAAGTTCTGACCAATCATTCTTATCAATAACCTTGCGACCGTAGATAACCCAAGACAATTGCTCTGGGCTATTCAGGTTTATAGGCGTATCACCCATAACCTTGCGTACATGAGACTGCAAGTCTTCTTCAAGCTGTATCTTCTCAGCTTCAAACTCTTCACGCACATCGTCAAGCACCGACAAGTCAACCTTGAACCCACGCTGATATATACGTGCTAGGCATACCGCAACCTGATTAGTCAGCGTAACTGTATCCATAAGACGTGCATCAGGCAGAGTATTCAAACGATACATTAGCTTGTCAGCAAGCTGTTGCGTAGCATGAAGATCAGCCGACAGATATTCACATAGTTCATTGTATGGTATATCACGTGTACTGTAACCCTGCTTAAAGTATTCCTTCAATGTATCTTGCTTCTTGGTGTCCAACTCGTAGCGTTCTGCACAAGCCTCAAGAGACAATGGCTCTTTGATACCACGTTGCAATACATACTCAGCCAGCATTGTATCAAACACAGGGCCATCGTACTTAAAGCCAGACTCCCACAGCCACATCAAGTCGTATGCAGCATTGTGTGCGATGATGATAGTAGCTTGGTCAAGATACCATTGCACACGCTCATAGTAATCCTGTTGATTAGGAACGTCACTATGGTCAAACGGAAAGTGTTGCTCCATACCTTGGTCAGTCAACACACCAATCATAGTCAGTGAGTTCTCTGGCTCAAACGGATCAAGGTGCAACTTACCGTCACGTTGTGTCGTTGTGTTTTCTACATCAAGTGTTAGCTTCATACTGTATACCTCGCTGTCTGATATTCAAGTTCGCAGTGTACCACACCGTGCCAGCCTGTCAACTTGTTTTTTACGACATTCAAGTGACGCTGCGTGTCTTCCTCTTCTTGATTGTCTACTGGTGGGTTCTTAGCAATCAATACCATCAGGTCAGCTTCAGCCGCTTTACCTGTGCGTGAGCCTTCCATCATTGACTGATTGAGAAGTACCTTACCTTCAGCATCAGCAGATAGCTGAGACATATAGAAGATAGCACATTCATGTTGCTTGGCAATCATACGTGCATGTACAGCATTAGCCTTGAGTGCTTCGTCTGTACGGGCAAAGCCACCTGTCTTGGCAAACTTGTCACCCATATCAAGCAGTACGATGTCTGGCTTGTATGACTTACAGATGGACTCTACCCAATTCATATCACGGCCTGTCGCGTCCTTAATCTTGATACGTTCTTTGACAGGTGCATACAACTCACGTGCTTTAGCTGGATTGTCCTTTATCTCACGCATAGTCATGCCTGTGGCGGCAGTCAAATACCTAGCACCCACACGGTGATAGCCCTCTTCGTTACACAAGATAATGCAATTAGCACCCTGATGTGCAAAGCCGCCCGGTGCCGCAATAATTGATGCGTGGAACGATGTCTTGCCTGTGTTGGGTCTTGCACCAATCTCAATCAAGTGACCAGAGTTAACACCCTCTACCTTACGTGTCAGACTAGCAATGTTGAATGTCCAACGAGCCTCAAGGTCATTACGAGCAAGCAGGGTTTCAATCTCAATGTCATCCCACTCCACATTCAGGTTGGGGGTGAAGTCATCACCATACTGTTCTAATAACAGACGCAGTGGCTCAAGGCTAGACTTGTCACCGTTTACATAATCAAAGCCAAGATTAGCAATGTCTTCGCCCACAACTTGCTGGAACAACTTAGACAACACTTCCTGCGCTACATCACTGCCCATAGGTGTCTCGCCTTTGATCTTGTGAAACAAGGCAGAGTAGGCTTGCTTCTGTGCCGTAGTCAGTGTTGGATTGTTTGACATGAACAATGCCTCAATCTCATCTGGTGTTACGGTACGCTCATAGCGATCCATTGCAGTGTCAATCGCTTGC